CCGTAATATCGGGCGCCCAGCCGCTCTTTGATGAAGTGATCGAGAGGATCCAGCAGGGAGATGCCCAGGATCTGCACCATCTGACTGCCCGGCTCGAAGCCCACCTCGTAGGGATACTGCCGCTGCAGCCATGCCATGGCGTGGTCCACCGTTTCCTCGTCCAGCTTCCGGGAGAAGCACTCCCTGGCGTCGCTGTGCCGCATGTTCCGGTAGTAGCCCTCCACGTCGCACTGGAGCACCCAGCCCTCGCGCCCGCCGTGGTTGATGAAATAGCGGCGCATCTGATGCTCCAGGCGATCCATGGCTTTGGTCGTGCCCTTGCCCTTCTGGCAGGCCATATTGTCCCACACGAAGCTGCGCGTCATGGCGGGATACACCACGTTGTCGTTCATGCTCCGCTGGACGATCCGGTCGCGGATGTGGGTGGAGGAGCACGGTCGCTCCTTGGGATAGGTCAGTCGGAAGGTGTGGGGCTTGCGCGGCTTATAGGTCTCCGCCGCGATCTCCCGCTCCAGCCTCAGAGTCTCCTCGATTCCGTGGGTGACGTACCGGGCGACGGACGCCTTCCACATCTTGCCTCTCTGGCATTTCTGCATCGAGTCCCAAAGAGCCTCAAATTCTGTCGATTCCTTAAAATTCATAAATAGATCCGCGGAGTCATAGCGGACATCGTCCCGGAGGACGGCCGCATCTCCGAAGTGTTGTTCGGCCCTAAGGCCCGGCACTCGGCTCCCTGTATCGTTTGCTCTCCCGGCGTTCCGATCCTGCGGATCGGCCTCATAGCCTGAGCGACACAGTCCGGGCAGCCCCTATTCCCGTTGTACGCGTTGTTGTTGTTGACGTTGCCGCTGTTGTTCACGTACCACTCATTGTTCGCGTTGCCCCGATTGGCAGAGCGCAGCCATACGTTGACCGCGGAAGGGAGCTGTTTAGCCTACAGCCGTTATAAGATCAGACATCCTTGTATCTGCTCTTATCCGATTCGTGCCACCGCTCAAGGGCGGCGCGGGTGCCGGTGACGAGACCGCCCCAGTATTTGATCCGCCTGGCGGTGAGATGGAAGTATTTCTGACAGATCTGTATATCCGCCAGCAGATCCCCGCACAGGGCGATGGCCTCCCGCTGCCGGGAGAGCCGTTCCTCTTTCCTCCAGGGCTGGCGCGTCAGGTTGATCTCGTTCGCCGTGAAGGCGAGATGGTAGATCTGCCGCGTCTCCTCCCGGACGATATTCGTCAGGGAGTCATCCCGGAAGACGAAAATCTGCGTGACCTTGTCACCTTCCTTCCGCTGCTCCCTGAAGGAGCAGTCCGGGAACCATTTGAGGTTCGACGTGATCTGGAAGGTGTACCGCGCCAGCTCCAGCGCGGCTGTCACCGGCGTGAAGGAATTTTCTTTGTGCTGGTTCTCGGTTGCCATTTGTCCCTCTGGGATCCGCCCGCAGGTGTGCGGGCGGGATTATGTCGATTTCTTGATGATACAGGCCGGGCAGCCCCTATACCCGAGGTACGCGGTGTTGGTGCCGACGGTGCCGCTGGTGGACACGCACCACTCACCGCTCGCGTTGCCCCGAACGGCAGAGCGCAGCCATACGTTGACCGCGGAAGTTTTCGCGGAGACGTTGTACTTGATCAGGATCGGGTACGTTGTCGACCGCTGGAACTGCCCGCTCAGCCCGGCCTCCTCGGCCAGGGCCTTGTAGTAGTCCCACGCCTCGCCTTCTCCGGCCAGCTCCGGCGCGATGTCCCACTCGTTGAGCGCCGGGAGGAAGATTTTGTCCTGCGTGGTCTCCAGGGGATCCTCGAAGCCCTCCTGGCTGTTCAGCGCGGTCACCACGTCCACGGTGGGGATGATGGCCAGCAGATCCGGGTCCAGGCCGGCGAGGAAACCGCGCATGTTCAGCTGCTCGCTGGGACGGTCCCAGGGGTTCTGAGGAGACCACCAGGCGTTCGCCGCGGCCTCGCTGTTCAGCCACTGGCGGATCGCGCTCTGGCTCCAGCGGTTGTATCCGTAGACCACGCGGCTCGGCGCGTTGATCTGTCCGTTGGTGCGGTGGGCGTTGGCGGAGGAGGTGCTGCCCAGCTCCGTGCCGGTTCCGCTGGCGGCGGTGGTGCCGCTCTGCTTCACGGTCGTGCTGCCTTTGGCGAAGACCTTCCAGGTCCGCCCGTTCGCCGGGTCGTTCTTGTTATCCTTGCCGCAGTCGATGAACAGCTGATCATCGGCGTCCATGGCGCTGGTGAGTGTGAAGTAGATCGTGGCGTCCTTCACCCAGCCGTTGCCGTAGGCGTAGCCGATGGTGATGAAGTACGTCCCGGCGGCCAGGCCGTCCTCGCCGGCGTAGTAGATCGCCTCCGGCGCGTCGAAGTTGACGCCGTCCGGATAGGCGTAATGCCAGCAGAGAGCCATGGACCCGTCGGCGTAATGATGGACCACATCCCAGGGCGCCTCGTACTTTGTGCCGGCGGACTTCTCCCAGTTGTCGTCGATACGGGTACCGACCGGAAGCACGGCTGCGGCGCGTCCCTCGTCCACGATGGCCTGCAGATCCGACCAGCGGTTGTCCGCGATGATCGCCCGCTCCAGGTCCTTGATCTCGCTCTTTAAGTCAGCAACCATCCCTGTCATCGCCTCCAGGTACTGGTGCGTTCTGGTTATCGGATGCGGCGGCAGCTCGCCTTCGCCGGTCACCATCCGGTTCAGGTACTGCTCCGTCGGATTAATGGGGTTGTCCGGAATGGGCATGGTTTATTCCTCCTCTGTGTACATGAAATAGATCTCGCCGTCTGATATGTCCGCCGTGGTCGGTACGTCCGGCCCGCTCTTGATCCCCACGTTAGCCGGCAGGATATCGCTCCCCAGCTTGGCCGCGGTCACGGCCCCGTCGTGCAGGTACACTGTCTCCACGATCCCCGGAGTCAGATCCGCCGCCACCGCATGGTCCGCGATCGCTTTGATCTCCGCCAGCGCCGCGTTCACATTGGTGGATGTCAACCCGTCCACGTCCGCTCCGATCTGCGCCGCCGCCGTGATGGCCAGCAGCTCGTCGATCAGGGCGTTCAGCTTGACCTGCACGATATCGTCGATCAGCTTATCGAAGACCTTCTTGTTCTCCAGCGCGGATCCCGTCAGCTTGTTCGGCTGGCTCTGCACTCCGTAGGACGCGATCTCAGCGTCCGTTATCTTCTGATCAGTAAATGCCATATGCTTTCCTCCTACCCGATCTCGTAGATCGTGCCGCCGATATTCATATACAGCGTGCCTTCATATACCGTCCCGCCGATATTCATGTACGCCTTCACCGCCTGCCGGATCGTTCCGTCGTCGTTCAGGTACACTGGGATATTGTTCTTCGTCCAGATCGCGTACAGCGTGACGGCGGCATTCGTCTCGTAATAGCTCCCGGCCGGATAGCTCGTTCCCGTCCCGTCCGCCGCGGTGTTCCACTCGCTGAAGCTGTACCCGGTCTTCGTATAGGTGCACGCCGGCAGCACCAGCCTGGAGCCGTAGGTCTTCGTCTCAGGGACCTGTGATCCTCCGTCCGCGCCGTTCCCGTTGAAGGTGACTGCGTATGTGTCCGGCGCCCACTGCGCGTACATCGTGCGGTCGTGGTTGTCTGTGAAGGCTCCGCCCGCTGCATAAGAGGAACCGCCTCCGTCTGCCCAGGTGTTCCATTCCACGAAGTGGTGCCCCGTCTTCGTGTACGTGTTCTGCCTCAGTGTCAGCGTCACGCCGTAGGTCTTCGTCTGTGCCGCCGGCTGTGTGCCGCCGTCGTTCCCGTTACCGTTGTAAGTGACCGAGAAGGTGTTCGGCGCCCACACCGCGTACAACGTCAGGTTTGAGTTGGTGCTGTAGCTCTCTCCCGCCTGATACTGCGCCGTCGTCGCCGAAGGGGATGTCGCCCACCCGGCGAACGTGTGCCCGGATTTCGTCCACCCGCAGCTGTACAGGTTCACGGCGTATCCCCACGTCTTGCTCTGTGAGGCCGTGGATCCCGCTCCGTTGTTGGAGTTGTACGCAATCGTGTATACGGGAGTGATGTATGCCGACCCCTTGGCCGTCCCGCTCGCATAGGTCGCGTGGTCAAACGGCGAGGAGCTGGCGCTGCCGCCGCCGGTCGATACTCCGTATGAGGAGTTCTCGTTCAGTGTACCTGTCCAGTAGGCCGTCACGCTCCGGCCCCAGCCGTAGGCTTTCGTGCTGTTCCCGACCTTGAAACCCACCCAGCCGGGCGGATAGAACGTCCCGTACTCGCCCTCGCTGGATGTCATCCGGAACCGGATGGCCACGTTGTTCTTGTCCAGACGGGCGATATAAACGTCTGTACTGACGCTGACATTGTTCTCTTTCCGCCCGCCTGTGGTGACCTTTTTCCAGCTGGATCCGCTCGGCAGCGTCGGCGCCGTTTGTGTCCATCCCGCCATGGCTTAATACCCGTAAAGCGCCTGACGAAGTCTCGTGTTGTCTCCCGGCAGGCTCGTATCCAGCTGGCTCACCATCAGGTTGTACATGGCCAGGTACACGCTGTAGTCCATCACCAGATCAGGCAGCAGGTTCTGCGCGCACACCCAGTAGGGCAGGCACTGCGCCGCGTCCTCCGGCACCTCGAACTCGTAATCGTCCGGCGTCTCCGCATTGATGCTTGCCGGGATCGCGAAGTAGTCGATCTCAAAGGCGCAGCCCTCGTCGCTCAGAGGCACGATCAGCGCCTTGTTCTTCCAGCGGTACCGCTTCGTCACGTTCTTCCCGTCCCGCCAGATCCGGTACAGCTTTCGGAAGTCCGACGGCATGAGGATCTCTTCCTGCTCCCCGTCGGCTGTAAACTCCGAACTCTTGATCACCGGCACGATCTGCGCGAGATTCTTCTGAGCGATGTCGAAGAAGTAGGCCATCTTCAGCTCGATGTCCTCGTCGTGCTCGATCTCCCCGCCGGCGCTGTGCTCATCAAGGAGCATGTATACTTTGTCTTTGCCTTCGCCTAAAGTCACTCGGATCCCTCCGATCTCTTCGCCGGCTTCCGCTTCACAGGCTTCTTCGGTTCCGGCTTTTTCTCCTCCGGCTTCTCCGGCCAGATGATTTCATTCTGTCGTATGCTCATAGGATCTTCTCCAGATACGCACCCAGCGTGCCGTTGCCGGCCTTTTCCTTCCAGCGCGTCAGTACATCCTGCCGCACCGTGACCGTGATCGTGGCGTAGCGTGGCGTCTCCTGCGCGTCTTCCTTCTGAGATTCCCCTCCGCCGCCCGGCAGCTTCAGGATCTGTCCGGGATAGATCGTGTAATCGAGCAGGTTGTTAAACCTCTTCAGGTCCTCGTAGAGCATGCCGTTTCCCATTTCCCGCTCCGCGATTCCCCAGAGACTGTCCCCGCTCTTGACGGTGTACGTCCTCTCTTTGTCCGTCGGTACCGTCGCCGGCGCCTGGTCCTTCGGTGCCTCGTCCTTCTCCCGATACCGCAGCACATACTGCCACGGATGGTTGAAGTATCCGATCACGCGGATCTCGCGGCCCGTCTGGTCACCGGTCTTTCCTCCCGTGACTCCGCCGTTCTCGTTCCCGCCGGCGTTCACGACCTGCCCGTTCCCGATATACAAAGCTGTGTGCTGCGTGGTGTGCAGCAGGACGTCGCCCGCCTGCAGTCCCGCTCCGGTGGCAAGGTTCACCTGGGACGTCACGTCCCGGAAACCGTGGGCCGTCATGTCTCCGTACATGTTTCCGGTGTAAGTGCAGGTCAGCGGCACGCCGGCCTGCTTCCAGGAGGAGATCACCATTGAGCTGCAGTCGTAGTCGGGACCCCATCGGGATCCCTGGTCATACCCGTGGGTATCGTCGTACGCGATGCTCTTCGCCCACGCGCACGCTCTTTCTATGGCTCCCATAAGCGCTCCCTTAATGCACTCTGCAGGGAGGTCCGTTCGGATCCTCCCTGCTTTCTGCTTACAGCGTCTTTTTCATAGCAGTTATTCCTTGCCGTTCAGCCGTTCATTCGTGATGTTCCAGGCCGCGCAGATCCCCGCCGACAGCGCAGCTGCCACGAACGGAGCTATCACCGCCCAGAAGGCGGGCCAGTTCTCCGGGAAACCCTTGTTCAGCACGGCGCACAGCTCCGGGATCAGCGTTCCCAGGAACGCCTGAATGAATGTCTTGATCGTTCTCACAAGCCAGTCAGGCATATTGATCACCTCACACGTTGAATACGATCTTCACCAGCACGCCGATCAGCGCGGTGCCGATCACTCCGACGCCCCACAGGATCGCGGTCAGCTTGGTGTTGATCACGGCGTATTGCAGATCATGCTGAGCCATCCGGTCCTCCAGGCCCTTGATGCGGTCCTTGTACTCGGTGTGCTCCGCATGGTTCTGCTCCCAGCGCTCCTGATCGTTCATCATTTACCTCCCCGTCACGTCGCAGGGGAGGGATCGCTCCCTCCCGCTGCTTTATACGATCGCCTGATCAGGCGCCGGTGGAGAAGACGATCTGGCGGGCGTCGCCCCAGCCCACGCCGAAATCGACGTACGCCGTGTACAGGTCAACCAGAGGATTGTCCAGCTGAGACTGCATGACGGTGGGCCTGGTGTTGTAGACGATGTTGACGATCTCCTTCATCAGGCGACGGTCGCATACCGCCCACTGGGTAGCGCCGAAGCCGTCGGCGCCGCCGCCGACCACGATGTACTGCATGTCGCTCACAGGATTGACATGAGAAGTCTGGTCGGGGTAGAGCTTGGCGTTCTCGCCGCAGATCTGCTTGGCGGTGGCTTCCAGTTCGGGGGATACCAGCAGGGTATCCATCTCGCACAGGAACGGCAGGCCGTCGGGTGTCACGAAACGGTTGGCCATGCTCTGGGCCTTGGTGATCGCGCTCACGCTCAGGGCATCGGCGATCAGGTTGGAGAAGGTGCCGGCTTCGGGATCCACCACGAACTTGCGTCCGCTGGAACTCTTGCTGGCCACAGGGTGAGAGGCGTTGGCCCAGCACACGCCGTCACCGCCGATGAAGTCGGAGTTGAACGCGTGCGCGAACATCCGCAGCACGTGCAGGTACACGGTCATGGCGGCGCTGTCGCCCAGCTTCTTGCCGACCTTGGCGGTCTCACCCATCTTGTCGATCTTCGCGGCCTTGTAGCCCACGGGGATGGACAGGGAGAACTCCTCCGGAGTCACGATGGTCTTGAAGGCGCGCTTCAGGCTGCCCTGATTCAAGTTGTCTCCCTCGTACTTCACCAGCTCGCCGTAGCCGCCGGAGCCGGTCAGCTCGTAGTCGATGCTCTTGGCATTGACCTCGCCCACCACGGGGCTGAGTTTGTTCAGACGATCCGCGTACGCGGTATCAAAGGCTTTGCCGACAAACTGGTAGTTGTCGGTCTTCCAGTTCTGGAAATTAGCAGGCATTGTTGCTTCCTCCTCTCGTTAGTTCTCTACGCCGAGAGCGTGCTCGACGGCCATCAGCCGGATCATGCCGCGCTCGAAGTCGTGACCCACGACCTTCAGCTTGGTCATGCCGGTGGCGTTGACCACGATGTAGCTCAGCGTGGTGCTGTCCAGGCGCATGCCGGCAGCGCAGCCGATCTGCGGATACAGCGTGTACACGTCGTTGTTCGCCGCAGTCTCCCCGCTGGGAACGGTGAACGTGTTGGTGCTGGAGCTGTTGGCGTAGTCGGTGATCGCGCGCTTCTTGCCGGACGGAGACACCAGGTAGCCGCCATTGAAGGCGTCGGCGGAAGTGGTGGCCACCTCGGAAGTGGAGGCGGTCACGGTGGTGGCGCTGCCGCCGGAAGCGGCGAAGGTGGGCGCCTTGCACTCAAAGATGAGTTCGGGGTTGTCGTACACCAGGATCTCGGTGCCGTCGGCCCTGGGGTTCAGGGGATCGGCGGTGCCGGGATGCTCCTCGGCGGCGATGCCCAGGATGGGGCCGGTCTGGTTGGCGGCAGCGAGAACGACGAAGCCGCCGCTCAGCTGTACCACAGCGCCCGCTTTGATGGCGGTATTGTAGGCGATCGGATAGCTCCGAGCCGTGCAGCCGACGTTTCCGGCTGCGTTCTGAATGGGTTTCATGCTTTTCCCTCCTGTTTCGTTTTTTTGATTATCTGTTCTGCCGGGACAAGAACTCTTTGGCGGTCATCTTCATGTTCGGGAAGTTGCGGTTCCATTCTTCCAAAGCTCTCTGCTGCGATGCGGTCAGAGTCTCGGATCCCGCTCCGCCTCCGGTACCCGTGCTGCGCTCGTTCTTGGACGCGCTTTTCGCGGCGGCGGCTTTCCCTGCCGCTCCCGTGATCTCCAGCCAGTCCTCATACAGCCCGGCCAGAGGCTCGCGTCCGTACCTGGATCCGCAGAATCTCCGGAACGCCTTGTTCCCGTCCAGCTCGGACAGATCCACGTCCGGATACGCTTCCCCAAAAGCCGCAGCGTCCTGAGCTACCCAGCGCTCCAGCGCCGCCTTCTCGTCGTCCTGCTTCTTCTTGGCAGCGGCTTCCGCCCGCTGCTCCCGCAGGAAGTCCCGGTTATCCTCCTCCTCGGTCAGCTCCGCAACAGAGCGCCCGGTCTCTTTCGCCCTGGCCTCGATCTGCTGCTTCCGCGCCGCTCTGGAGTAGGCTTCAAGCCCTTCGATGTTCCCGATCGTCTCCCCTGTCGCCGGGTCGCGCATGCCCATGCGGGAGAGTCGCCGGTTGAACTCATCTCTGGCTCGCTGGTACCCGGCCTCTTCGCCCGCTCTCCGGGCGGCCTGGTACCGTCTGTTGTCTTCGTGGCTCTGACGATCCCGCTCGGCGCTGTCGGGATTCTGTTCGCCTTCGGCCTCTGCCGCGTCGTCACCCTGAGGAGTCACGACTTCCTCTGTCTGTTCCCCGTACAGACTTTCGTTTTCTTCCATGGGATATTCCTTTCTCCGCCTTGTGCTGCCGGCGGCCTGCGAATTTGCCGGCGAGGAGGGTATTTGCACCCTCCTCCGCGTATGGCGCTTTATGCATCCACCCTTCCGGGATCCCGCTGAAGCGCCTATATCACCGGCACCTTGAACCTAACCCGCCGGCGTCGACCGTGCTCGGCGACATTCTTGTGCAATATTTTTCCTGCAAATTCAAAGGGCGAGAGCCTTTTCGTGCTCCCGCCCTGCAGTATTTCCGTCATTTTGTCCACGCATGGTGGACAGCATCAGCGCCGTCTCCGTCTGTTCCGTCTCTCCAGCTGCGTGATCAGCTTCTCGTGCTTCGGTTCCGGCTTCTCCTGCACCGTGCTCCTCTGCTGGTGCCGCGTGGCGTAGCAGATCGCCGCAGCCATCACCAGGTCGTCGTGCTTCCCCGCCAGCGCTTCGGGCCGGTGGTCCTCGTTGTACACGAACGCCAGCATTTCCGTGAGCAGATCCGCGTCCATGATCCAGTCCGGATGCAGACTGAAGGTCTCCACCAGTCCCGCTATGGCCCGCGGCCTGCTGTTCCTGTCGGTCCGGAAGCCGTAGCTCTTCCGCAGCTGGCCGGTATAGGTATCCTCCCGCTCCCGCGTGTAGAGATTTGGGTACCCCAGCTCCTGCAGCTTCATGACGGGATACGTGGAGAAGTTCGTCTCCAGGGCGATCATGGCGTCGTTGTAGTATCGCCCCAGCGCATACACGGCCCGCACATACTCCGGCTCCGAATACTGCCGGCGCAGCGCGGCCACCTGTTTCCCCGTGGAGTTGTCGATCAGATGCGCGGTGAACCAGTCGGATCCCTCGCCCGCCGTGTCACCCGCCAGCACATAGGGATGTCCGTACTCCGGCTCTTTCCAGATCTTGATCTCGCCCAGCGGATCGTCCTCCCACTCGGTGCTCATGTCTTCCGATATCTCGAAGCGTCCTCGCTTTATCGGATTCGGCGCCGTCTCCTTCCGCAGGATCACCTGCTCGTTGTCGAACACGCCCGTGCCGCTATGCAGGAACGCCTCCTCCGGATTGCTCGGATACTCCTGGCGGAACATGTCCAGGCTCCCGCCGCAGTTGTTTGCGATGCACCAGCGGCGCCACTGCAGCTGGCCGTCCGTCAGATGGTACCGCTCCCGCATGGTCTCCTCGTCCGGCGTCCACTCGGTGCCCGGCACCGGATCCATGGAGTATTCCGGGTTCTCGAACCAGGCGAAGAACACGGCCTCGAAGTCGTTCTCCCCCGCCACGGCGGCGTCCCATCTCTCTTTGAAGTCCTCGTACCCGTTGGCCGTGGATTCTATGATCACCATGCTCCCCGGCGTGGAAGGCACGGCCTGCAGGATCCCTGTCAGTGTCTCCGCTTTTCCGCCCGGTCCCTCCGGCCAGAAGGCGTACTCCGATAAGTGGACGCACTGCAGAGTGTCGGAACGGCCTATGCCCTTGCCTCCCGCCGTGGCGCAGCGGATCCGGGAGCGCAGTCCGGGCCGCTCCGCCTTTTCTTTCGGTGATCTTGTCGGGTTCTCGAAGATGATCTCCTGCGCGTTGCTGTTCCGGAGCATGGGCCGGATCGGCTCCGGCAGCTCGTCGTAGAACAGCTTCGACATGCGGAACAGGTTCGTCGTGGCGTCGTCCCGGTGCGTCACGATCAGGGCGTTCGTGTTCGGTCTCGTGGCGCAGGCGTGGAAGATCAGCGCCTCCGTCAGCGTGCTGAAGCCCAGCTGCCTGGCTTTGAGTATGATGATGCGCACGCCCCTGCCTTTTTCCTGCTGGGCGCGCGCCGCTCTGTAGAGCTTCCTCTGTGCCGCATTGAGTTTGAACGGGATCACGGCCCCGCTCTTCGTGCGGATCTTCAGGCAGCTCTCGATATACTCTTCCGCGATCAGTGGATTCACAGCCCGCTCCCCTCCTGCTGACGGGACAGCCAGTCCTCAAAGCTCCCGTTGCTGATCGCCGCTTCCATCTCCACGCGGTTGGCCCAGCGCTCCGGCGCCCGGTTCGTCAGAAAGAACTTGATCGCGTTCACGTCGGCGGGAACGTGCTGGTCCTCCGTGGCGTATACGACGTCCTCCTTCTCCAGGATCCTCTTGCCGAAGTTGTCATACTCCACCCGGCGCACCTTGATCGCCTTCTGCACCTGGATCGTGTACCCCAGCGACCGCTCCAGCAGTGTTTTCTCAACCTGTTCGCAGGCGTGCACGTCGGCGCGCCCGCGCGACACCGCGTCCGAAATGTCCGAATTGGTCTTTTTCCAGAGCGCGAGCGTGCTCCTGGTGATCCCCAGCTTCCCCGCCAGCTCCTGATCGGTGCACTGCGCGGCCCAGGTCTCCACCAGCTGCAGCCCTTCCTTGGTGATCCACTTGTCTATCTTGGCCATGGCGTCCTCCTTACGGCATCCTCACGCGCTCGTAATATCGGCAGCGCATGTCGTAGATCCGCTTCACCGGCACGAATGTCCGACGGGCCACAGCCTCCGGAGATCTCCCTCGCAGAGTCTCCCAGAGCGCCCTGGCCTCCGTCGGATCCAAAGCCACTGCGTCCACCAGCCCGCGCAGCTCCATCTTTCGCTCCTGTGAAAGACTGTTCCAGCCTTCCAGCATGGCGTAGATGATCTTCTGCTCACGCACGGGCCGGCGGCATGACTTCATGGGCACGAACTTCATTGCCTCATCACCGCCTTTGTGTACCTGATGTACAGGCTCTGCATTCCTGTCTCCGAATCCACCAGCTCCGTCTTCTCTTTCAGGCTGACGTTGCGCGGTATGTACACCCGCTCTCCGCTTCGGACCGGTACCGGCTCGGTGTAGATTGGCTGCTTCAGTCCCCGCGAGGAGGACCAGCGCTTCTTCCCCGGTTCTCTGATGGCGTTGCTGCAGATGTACCGGGCGATCCCTGTATAGTCTCCGCGTCCGTCCAGGCGCCGGTAGGTCACGTCCTCCTGCGGCCAGAGCTTTATGATCT